CGTTGCCGCTGAATGTCGTTTGCCCAGAGGTGGCTGCGTAAATGTACCTTGCACGAACTCCATCGCCAAGGCTTCTTCCAATATATGGCATTAGCTCCACTCCTCTTCTGGCGCATCAGGCCAAGTTGGACTAGACGGATTTGTTTTACGAATGGTTCGTATACTTTCTCGATAGGTTTTGAACAAAGTCACACAATCACTGGTCAAACCACAATCCGATAGTTGCGTCCAATCCGTTTCTTGCAAAATAAGAGCGGCTGTGCTTTTAACATCTAGCGTCATTTCAGGCGGTGTTTTTAATTCAATGTTTCTGTAATTAGCCATAATATTATCCTAAGAAATACCCAAAAAATCTGCACTCATTTGCGCCATTGTAATAAGTGCCACTGGTTTGAGTAAAACCAACATCTATAGAATCACCAACAGCACAATCAATAACACAACTTTGGTCTATGTGAGAGAAAGACTGAACACCGCTAGAATTTATAGGAGCATAATAGGAGTATCCAAAAGACTGTGCAGAACCGCCAGATGGCGTTCTTTGAATAGCAGGGTATAAACTCCCGCCCCCTACTACTGCAGCTATGCCCAATTGTATATGGAATTGCCATTTGCCAGCGACAGGGACGACATATTTATTGTTGCTTAAATCAACACCACTTCTTGTGTCTATTTGAGTAGATGCAAAAACTATTGGACTAGTGGTGACATACGCAGAATTATTGCCTGTTATAAAAAAACAAGGGATTTGGGGAATTTTTACAACGCCATCGCTATCAATAGTCATCGCAGTTGCATTATTGCCAGCATCTTTTATTGTGCCTACATTCAAGCCACCTGTTGCTGTAGTGATGCCAGTAACACCAACAGCACCAGAAAATGTGCCTGTTGTTCCAGAAACTGCACCAGTAGATGTTACTGATGTAGCAGTCAGCGCAGAGGTACTAGGATGCTCAACGCCTATAACGCCTTTGCCAATATACGCCATTAGGTAATCTCCATAATGCTTAGTGTGCCTGAGATTTTATCAGCCACGCTACAGTCCACCGTAATTTGATCCGTTGTTTCAAGAACTACTTTGTTTCCTGCCAACAATTCTAAACTACCGCCCACAGGAATTGGCGCATCTTTAACAATCACGCTAGTACCGTTAGCTGTACTGCCTGTGCCACCCCTAGAAGCTGTATCACTAACTAAATTAACGGTTGCAGTAACTTGGCTAGTGTGAATGTTTGCAAGCACTAAGCCTAATATAACAGTTGTCGTTGATGATGCTACTGTGTAGACCACATACGGAGTTCCGCTTGAGTTTGGCTCGGCTGCAAAATTAACAACCTTAAATGTATTAGGCATTGCTTTCTCCTATCCTAACGCAATGGCTAGGGCTGTTACGTCATCTGTAGTAGCAATAGTGCCAGTTGTATTAGGCAATGTTGCAGTTACATTACCGCTAAAATTAGCGTGGGCTGGTGCTTGTAATTGAACATAATGTGCATTGCTTAATTCACAATACATACGAACATAGGATTGCGCACCACCATTTTTAATGGATATTGCACCCTCAGATATATCAACGCCATTTGATCCATCAATTCTTACAACGCCACTTCCATTAGGTGTTAGTGCTATGTTCCTATTACTTGTTGAAACCAAACCATGTGTAACAACGTCTAAATCCCCACCCAACTGAGGAGAAGTGTCATCAATAACATCGCTCATATCACCAGAGCCTGCTGGCCCTTGTGGGCCTTGTGCGCCTGTGGCTCCTGTTGCTCCTGTGGGGATACCAAATGTAAAATTGAATTGACCGGCTGAAGAACTGCCAGCATTAGCAACAGCAGCAGTTGCAGATGAACCGGCTGATAAAGTATTTGCAGTAACAGAACCTACAGCAATAGATGCCGCTGATCCAGCAGAGCCAGCAGAACCATCAGCACCAGAATATGCAAATGATACTTGTATTCCATCAGTATTACTAAACGAGCCATTCGACACAACATGGGTTACTGGTACTTTTGAATATCCAGAAGCGTTTGTAACAGCACCGCTAACCTTGAATAAACCATAGACGCTTGGATCAGTTTCTTTAACAATCAACAAGATACCACGTGCAGTCGTGTTAGTTACATCATCCCAGCTTTGTATGAATGAACTTACTGTTGCGCTGTTATCATCAACATCATCAAAATAAATTTCTGTAACTGAACTTACAGTGCCATTGTTAAAAGCAACTTTCCCTGCACCTGGGTCTGCATCTGACGTGCTATTACTAAATGTCATAGCAAGACCAGTGTTTTTGCCAGCAGCACCAGCAGAACCCGTCGAGCCAGTTGCGCCAGTGTTTCCAGTAACTAGACCAAATGCTAAAGCAAGCGCACCAGAACTAGCTGTGTAGGTTGCAGAAGCCGTAGGAGAGCCGCCAGCAGATACAGCCGACACAGATGCCGTAACACTATCAACCTTGCCCTCAGTGACCGTTAAATCGCCACTACCGTCAAATCCCAGTATTTTGTTAGCTCTTGCTGTTGCATCAGCAGTAAACTCAGAGGTTGCAATCACGTTTGTCTGTGACACTTTTAGTGATCTGCCAGCTTCTTCTTCAAGCTCTTGTACGATAAATGTCAGTTTATCAAGGGCGTTTTCATGCGTTTCTGCTGGGAATGGATCATTTGCAACATAGTCTGTTAGCTGCGTTCTTGCTGTTGTGCGTAGCAACACAACTGTTTCGCCGCTTGCTGGTATATTGCCTGATGTAAAAACAACATTACCACCACTTGAGTTCCCTACATTTGTTACAGTGTAGTGGGTGGTCTTTGTTTTCACAGTCTCCGCACCAGTTGAATCTGTACGAATAATGACCTTAATGTCATCATCGTCAAATATCTTAAAACCATAGGCAAACGTGTCGTTACTGGCGTTGCCACTGTAACTGTTTCTGGTGGTTGCGCTACTAACTGTCATTTTTCAATCTCCAACAGTTTTGCATATTAACACTATAATACTTTATTCGCTAGTCTACTCTGCTTTTTGTCGGCAAATCTTCTGTGGCTATTCGTATTGCATTTTGCACACCTATTGCATTTGCAAATGGAAAAGCTGTTAGCAAAGACCTTGCTTTGCCCCTAGTCATCTGTATGTCTGGATTTAATCCAGATTGTGTTAATGATTTAACTTTAGCTTCAAGACCTACTGGGCCAAGCAAAAGTTGGTAAGTTGGATTACCATTTACAAAATTTGTTTCTAAACCACTGCTTCTGTAATTAAATTGTTGCAACTGTGGGTCATAAAAAGAAACAACTTGGTCAAATGAGCCTGGCAAAAACGCTGCGTAGCTTGATCTTTCAAATGATGCCTTTGCAATAGCAGGAAAGCTTAATCGTTCTTTTTTTCTCTCTCTTTTTTCCTTATCGCTTAAACCAATCATTTGAACTTGTTGTTGTGCAATATAGGCTAATCCTGCTGATATAGTTGAGAAAAATACAGCTTGCGCTGCCCTTATATCTCTCATCGCTACATTATGTAAAAGTTGTTTTGCGTGAGAAACGACCATAAAAGTTCTAAACTGAACCAACAATTTCCCAGTTTCAGTTGTCATAAATCTGCTTAAATTACCTACATCATTCTGCTGTACAGCCCTTCTTGTCCATCTAGCAACAGCTATCCCTAAAACATCTCTTGCCTTAGAATCCCATTGCTCAAGGTTTATCTCTCTTAATTTTTTTGTTTTAAATAAATATGATTTTTCTAGTTTTGCGTGTTCTTTAAAATTATCAAAAACAAGTTTTGCCTCTTCATCACCAAGGCCCAGACTTCTCATTCTTTTAATACTCAATGATTTATTAGAAAACGCCATATCTGCCAAAGTTTGCATGACAATCCTAGATGTACCACGCTCAAGGCCAAGAGTTATGGGAGCCATGCCCGATATGTCGGCAGTTATTCTTTTTGCTCTGTCAACCCCTCTTTGAAAACCATCATATATACGACTTCCATAAGGTGAATTAGTTTCAAGTTGGTCTATGCGGTGTATCATCTGGTTTGTCATACGATCTGCGCCTGTGCCAAAAAATGCCTCAATATCACGCAACACAGGATCACTTAGCTCACCATTTTCTGCACGTTTAATCATTGCCTTAAACTCAGGCACAACCCTTATAAGACCTCTTACACCGCCTACTTGAAGCGCATTTCCAAGTTCAGCAAATTGAGCAAAACCAACTTGG